CAGGTGGGTATAAGGCTGATTATGTAAATGCTGTAGCATCTGGTTCGGATGGTAAAAAACAGGTTTTTACATTAAGTAATTCCAGAAAAGGCCAGGGATATGATATTTCTACTTCAACAATGGTAGGAACTGCTGGGGGTGATTTTGTAATTACAGTTAGTGGTTCAAATGGAGAATTACAACAAATTTCAGCATCTATAGATACTGGTAGTGCTATATATGTGGATAAAGTAGTAAGTACGGATCCAGAAAATAATACTGATTATGTTTATTTATATAATCAATTTAAGAATTCAGCTAATACTGCAGCTAGTAACTGGGTTACTTTAACAGTAACAGGAAGTGCATCGGCTTCGGCAGGATTGGACTTTCAAGGTGGAGCAAATTCTTCATATACTGGTCAATTTGATGCAGTTGGAGCAGGAACATCTTGGGGTGGAAATTCTGATTACAGTGTAGCTAGAACACCATATATTATAGATCAAGGTGATACTTCAGCTTCACAACAAAGAAATTTGTTTCGTGTTTATAGTTTAAGTCATGGATCGGATGCAAGTTCTAATATAAAACTTGCTATTGCTAATATAAAAGCAGCAGGTACAATACCTGGTTCAGATTATGGAACATTTTCAATTCAAGTTAGACGGCATGCTCCAGGTGAATCTGGAGATAATGTTGTGTTAGAGCAGTGGGATGCATGTAATTTTGATAAAACTTCACCAAGTTATTTTGCTAAGCAAATAGGTGATAGACATATGACTATTGATTCTAATGGTAAATTGACTTATCATGGAGATTATCCAAATAAATCAAGACATATTAGAATAGGCGATTATGCTAGTTTAGAAAATCATCCAGCTTCGGTAGTACCTTATGGATTTGCTAAAGTAACAACTCCAACAGTAGGTAGTTGGGTACCAACAGGTTCATTTAAAACTCAACAGAAAAATACATTAGGAAATTTTGATGAGAATCAATTTTACGGATTTGATTTTGCATCAAAAGATGCACAATCTTACTTAAAACCAATTCCAAATGGAGCTGGTAACGGTAATAATGATGTATTTTCTCTAGCGAATATGAAAGGACATGATAACGCAGGTAATCAACTGAGTGTTGATACATTTTCATCTAATACAGAAGCGGTGACATTGGCATTGTCAGATATTGCACAACGGAAGTTTGTAGTGCCATTTCAATTTGGATTTGATGGAAAAAATCCTGCTACAGTAGCTAATGTTGGTAATGATATTAGTAATACTAATACTCAGGGATTCGATTGTAGTGGAGCTAATGCAAGTGGTTCAAAATCTTATAAAAGAGCCATAGATGCAATATCTAATCCTGATGAATATGATATTAATTTATTAGCAATTCCTGGTGTACTTCATAGTCAAGATGGTAGTAATTGTCATAACTCAGTAACAGAGCATGCAATACAGAAGATTGAAGCTAGAGCAGATGCGTTTTATATCATGGATGGATTTCATTGGGGAGATACAATACAACAAGCTGTGGATGGTGTTAAAGCATTAGATACTAACTATTCAGGTGTATATTACCCTTGGGTCAAAGTTTTGGATTCAAGTGATAATACTCCTGTTTGGGTACCACCTTCAGTAGCATTAACTGGTGTATTTTCATTTAATGATCAAATTGGTCAAGAATGGTTTGCTCCTGCAGGTTTGAATCGTGGTGGTTTAACTATTGCGACAGAAGCTAAATCAAGATTAACACACTCTGAACGTGATAAACTTTATGAAAATAGAGTTAATCCAATTGCAACATTCCCAGGTCAAGGTGTAACGGTATTTGGACAGAAAACATTACAGTCTAAGCCTTCAGCACTTGATAGGATTAATGTTCGTAGATTGTTGATTAATTTGAAGAAGTTTATTGCTTCTACATCTAGATTCTTGGTGTTTGAACAGAATACAACCGCTACAAGAAATCGTTTCTTGAATGTTGTTAATCCATATTTAGAAAATGTACAATCCAATAGTGGGTTGAGTGCATTTAGGGTAGTGATGGATGATAGTAATAACACACCAGATGAGATAGATAGAAATAGATTAGTTGGACAAATATTTATTCAACCTACAAGAACTGCAGAGTTCATTGTACTTGATTTTGTTGTTCAACCAACTGGAGCAGCGTTTCCAGAGTAGTAAAATATCTCAAATATGAGTCAAAGAACCCCAGTTTTTACTGGGGTTTTTTGTTTTTATAAAAACTTCAAAAAAACTTCTGAAGTATATTATTATTAAATGCTTAATTTTTAATAACTCTTATATTTATTACTGATGAAAAGAAATTTATATTGGAGAATATAAGATGCCTGAGTTAATTGATGCAACTGAAATAATGTTTACACCGTTCGAACCGAAAACGAAAAATCGGTTTGTCATGTATATTGAAAGTATCCCAGCTTATTTAATTAAGACTGCGGCTAGACCTCAAATTACATTTGAAGAAATAGTGTTAGACCATATTAATGTAAAGAGATATATTAAAGGAAAAGGTGAATGGCAACCCTTAACGGTAACATTATATGATCCTATTGTTCCTTCAGCCGCACAAGCTGCTATGGAATGGGTAAGATTATCACATGAATCAGTTACGGGACGCGATGGATATTCTGATTTCTATAAAAAGGATATTACATTTAATTTGTTAGGACCAGTAGGAGATGTGGTAGAAGAATGGACATTAAAGGGAGCTTTTGTACAAGATGCAAACTTTAATGATATGGATTTTGCTAATGGTACTGATCCAGTAGATCTTGAATTAACATTGCGTTACGATTACGCAATCTTACAATTCTAATTAAAACGGAGAATAAAAATGAGTGAATGGTTAATAGCTAATTGGGAATGGTGTCTTTTGGCTTTTTATACTTTAGAAAAAATAGTCAAACTTAGCCCGTCTAAAAAAGACGATGTTATTTTCGATGCAGTATTGAAACCTGTATGGGAAGCAATTTCCAAAGGAAAAGCTAAGTAAAAAATAAAATCTTATTTGAAAAAATTTAGTTATATTTACAAACAGTTATAAGTCTTATTAAGGAGAATAATATGCCTGAAACTAAGTTTCCGACGGAAATTATTGATATTCCGTCTAAAGGACACTTTTATCCAAAAGATAGTCCGCTATCTAGTGGTAAAGTGGAATTAAAATATATGACAGCGAGAGAAGAAGATATAATGACTTCACAAAATCTACTTGCTCAAGGTGTTGTATTAGATGTACTTTTAAGTAGTTTAATAGTTGATAAATCTATAAAGGTAAAAGATTTATTGATTGGAGATAAAAATGCTTTATTGATAGCTGCAAGAGTATTAGCTTATGGTAAACAATATGAGTTTGAAGTTATGTCGCCTGTTACAGGTGAAATGTCTAAAACTACGTTTGATTTAACTTCATTGAAAAATTTACCTATAGATATTAGCAAATATCCTAAAGAACAAAATGAATTTGAGTTTAAGTTACCTACTACTGATAGAGTTATTAAATATAAATTTTTAACAAGTGGTGAAGTAGACGATATTGATAAAAGAGCTAAATCTTTAAATAAGTTGAGTAATATAGATAAAACCTTAACCACCAGATTGAAGTCAATGATAATTGAAGTTGATGGTAAGTCAGATAAAGAATATATTACTAATTTTGTGGATAATGAATTTTTTGCAGTAGATAGCTTGGCATTTAGAGAGCATGTTGCAGATAACACCCCAGATGTCAATATGGAAATTTCGGTTGACGTAGATGGGGAGGAGGTGGAAATGACCGTCCCGATGACGGTACAGTTTTTTTGGCCTTCCTCCAGAGTATAAAACTCAAATTCACGAACAAATATTTAATTTAACATTTAATTCTAAAGGTTCTTTAACTTTTGAAGAAGCCTATAATATGCCAGTTTATTTAAGAAGATGGTATCTTCAAAGATTAGAAAGGGCTTATGTAGATGAAAAAGAAGCTATAGAAACATCTCAAAAAAAATCACCCCGTCCAAATATTCCCAAAGTTAAAAAATGATTATTTGTATATTTATATATGAATCCACTTATTTAAGTTTTTAGGAGTTAATCTTGGCAAAGTATATCATAAAAGAAAATAAATTAATTACTGAATTTATAGGTAGTCTTTTTAAAGCAATAGTAAAAAGGAAATCTTCAAAACTTATAAAAGTATTACAGAAAGATCCTGTTTTAAAAAAACACATAAAGGCTGCTGATAAAATTGGTAAGGATATACAACAACATATTGAAAAGAGAAAAAAGGAAGAACCTGAACTTGCTAAATGGATGGCAGATCATCCATTATAATATTTGGAATTCTATTTGACCTAAATGGGTCATATATCACTTTAATAAACTAAGATAAAATCAATGGCGGATAAATTCAATCAACAAGAAGAATACGAAGCGTTTAAGAAATTAAAGCAAGAACAACCTAAATTTCTTAGAGGAATCTCTGGACTTTGGGATGGGATTAGTGCATCTATAAAGGATGCTGGAGATGGTACTGAAAAGATTGCTAAACAAAATAAAACCTTCTTAGGATTATCTAAATCCATTTTATCAAATACACAAGATATTCACAAAGAAACTGTAGACTGGAAAGACCTTTCAGACGCTATAGTTGAAGCTCAAAGAACTGGAAATAAGCATTTGATAAATCAATATAAACAGATGCAGAAAATCCAGGGAGCTCAAAAACGTTATAATAATTTGGTAAATGCGGGCGCTAATTCTATACAGAAAATGACTTCTTCTATAGATTCTAGTTTGCGTGATATACCAATTATAGGAAATTTTTTAGCTGATGCTATTAATTTTGATGATATAGGTAAAAGTTT